CGTAATCAAAAGGAGATTGACTTCTATGAAAACAACCACGATTGTCCAACATGTAAACAACCTATTACACCTGAGTGGAAAGGTTCTCAAGTACAAGAAAAGTCAGAGAAAATCTCTACACAAAAAACTGGCCTATCTGAGATTGAACAGGAGTTAAACAAAGTAACTTCCGAAATAGAATCAATCACTAGTATCATTTCTCACATCAGTCAACATAATGGTGAAATTATTAAACACACCTCTACCATGTCAGCAATCAGTAGTTACATTATTAAATTAAATAATGAGATTGATGAGTTGGCCAAAAAACAGGTTAACACAGAAGGTAGTGACCAAAAATTATCCGAACTAAATGCTGCATTGGATGATTATAAGAAAGGTTATGAAAGTTGTTTGATTGAGAAACATTACCATGAATTTGCGGGTAGTTTGTTGAAGGATGGTGGCATTAAGACACGTATCATCAAACAATACTTGCCAATTATGAACAAGTTGATTAATAAGTACCTGAAAGCAATGGACTTCTTTGTCAACTTTAACATCAATGAAAACTTTGAAGAAACAATTAAGAGTAGACACCGTGACGATTTCTCTTATGCTAATTTCTCTGAGGGTGAAAAGATGCGTATTGACTTGGCACTATTGTTTACTTGGCGACAAATTGCCAAACTAAAGAATAGTACCAATACAAATTTGTTGATACTTGATGAAGTGTTTGATTCTAGCCTCGACACAGTAGGCACTGAAGAATTTCTGAAGTTGATACATGAAATGGGTGCAGATACAAATGTATTTGTTATCTCACATAAAGGCGACCAACTGTTCGATAAGTTCCGTTCGGTTATTAAATTTGAAAAGAAAAATAATTTTTCAAGGATTGCAAAATGAGTACAGAAGATATTGTCTTATATGACACAGCAGATGCGGTTAAGATTAAACCAACAGCAACACAAGTTGAAACATTTGATTTGGTTCCTCCAGACCACCCAGCCCTTTACAAAGTTTTACCTGAGTTCGACTTTGAAAATGTGCCAATTAATCCAAATAGTTTTGCATCCACATTGGTAGAAACTTGTAAGAAACAAAATGGTATTGGCCTTTCTGCCAACCAATGTGGTTTTGAGTACCGTGTTTTCGTCATGGGTGCAGGTGAAGAATATGTGGCATACTTTAATCCTAAAATCATTTCATCATCAGGTGAAAAACACATGGAAGAAGGATGCCTTTCATTCCCTTTCCTAAATCTACACATCACCAGACCAGAAACCGTGGAAGTTGAATACCAAGATTTCACAGGTGAGAAACGTACCAAAACATTTAATGGTATATCTGCAAGATGTTTTCTCCATGAGCTTGACCACATGAACGGAATAGTGTATACTAGTCGTGTAAAACCACTTGCGTTACAATATGGTTTGAAAAGACTGAATAAAATTAGACGCAAGTATTTCAATCCTAAGAAAATGAAAAAAACTTAATGGCCACACCTATAGATTATGTTGATGCTCAGTGGGACAAATGGCAGGTACTAAATGAACCTGAACGTTTTGAACACATTGATACCGAGCAGTTGAAAGAAATATTGATTAAGGACCTTACGTATGCCTCACAGATGGATGTACGTGAGTATACCTTATATCAAAAGTGGTTAGAAGTGCATGAGAAATATCCAACTAGGCCAATTACCACATTGTTTGGTGATGACGTACAGTTGGTAGATGTTACACAAAAGAACCTTGTTGAAAAGGTTAAGAAGAATTTCTGGATGCCAGAAAGTCCAGATGACTATGAAAAATTAAAACCAAAGTTGGTCTTGTCTAATGGACCTTTGGCTGAAACATGGAACACTGTGCGTACATTTTCTTCCACGATGAAGAATAATTCCAACATCGGCCGCAATCTATACTACACCGTGGTTGATGAAGTTACGGACAAGTATCTTGGTGTTATCTGTATATCATCCGACTTCTTGGACTTGACTCCTAGAGACACCGCAATCGGTTGGCCGAGAGATGTTAAGACACAACAAGGTATGATTAATCATACTGCAATCGGTTCTACTATCGTACCATTACAACCATTAGGCTTTAATTACATGGGTGGTAAATTGTTGGCACTATTGTGTCTCGCTGATACAGTACAAAAAGATTGGAAAAGACAATATGATGATGTTCTTGTCGGAGTTACAACTACTTCTCTTTATGGTAACACTAAATCAAATGGCCTATCACAGTATGATGGCCTTGAACATTGGAATAAAATGGGTTTCTCAAGTGGTTCGGTTGCTTTTGAACCGTCCAGAAAAACCAGAGCAATGATTTATGATTGGGTTAAAGAGAATCATACACGTAAATATTTTGAGTGGTGGGAAGCCAAGAATCAAAAAGGTCTACCTCATTTGATACCAGTGAAGAAACCTTGACGCAAATTTGGAAAACCAAATATGCCAAAGGTCGTATATCAATGTTGAAGAAAAAGAATAACGTATCTTATGAATCGTTGTTTTATGATGACTTGATATACTTGTCTTGGGAAGAAACCAAGGCTAAGTATCTACCACAAGTTGGCAGATAATAAAGTATACCGCCAATATACTTGACACACACACTAAGTAATAGTATAATGTGAACACTTGCGAAATGCAAGACTTTTGTTTTTTAACTTTGTCATTAGGAGATTATTATGACTACCAAACTTTCTGCGAAAGAAAAGATCCTCAACTATTTGAGCAAGACTGAGGGTTACAACACTCTCTCCACAGCACAAGCTCGTGCTCGTTTCGGAATCCAAAATGTTTCCGCACGTATTGATGAATTGCGCCAAGAAGGCCATGTCATCTACACTAACACCAAAACCCGTGGTGATGGTTCTAAGGTATCTGTGTACCGTATGGGTACACCAACCAAATCAATGGTTCGTACCGCACTTAAAGCTGGTTACAGCTTCAGTGCCTAATTAGGTGAATATGGGGAGGCCATGGTCTCCCTTTTTTTATTTTTGGAGAGTAAATGGAAATTTCAATTAAAAAAGAAGAACTAGCAAAGAAAAGTATTTTCGTTGCGACACCAATGTACGGCGGAATGAATCACGGACTCTATGCCAAAGCATGTCTCGATTTACAGGCCATCTGTATGCAGTATGGTGTCCAAGTGAAATTTTCATTTCTTTTCAATGAGTCTTTAATTACCCGTGCTAGAAATTATCTTGTGGATGAATTCTTGCACCGTTCAGATTGTACACATATGTTGTTCATTGACGCTGACGTACATTTTAATCCACAAGATGTTATTGCCTTATTGGCCTTAGACAAGGATGTTATTGGTGGTCCTTATCCTAAGAAGGCCATCAAATGGTCCTCTGTTAAGAAAGCACTAACTAAAAATCCGGCCATGGAAGCAACCGACTTGGAAAAAGTTACTGGTGATTATGTTTTTAATCCAGTAAAAGGTACAGACAAATTTAGTGTTTCTGATCCACTTGAAGTTTTGGAAATTGGTACCGGTTTTATGATGGTTAAACGTGAAGTATTTCCTAAATTTGCAGAAGCGTTCCCTCATCTACGTTACAAACCTGACCACGTTGGCCAAGCCAACTTTGATGGTTCACGGTACATTCATGCATACTTTGATACATTAATTGATACTATAGACTCTCCAACAGGTGGTGGTTCAGACCGTTACTTGTCAGAAGATTATATGTTCTGTCAGTTGTGGCGCAAGATTGGTGGTTCTATTTGGTTGTGTCCTTGGATGCGAGCAGACCATATCGGTACCTATCACTTCAAAGGTGATATGCCAGCAGTAGCAAATTTCGTTGGAGAAATGTGATGATTGTTGGTTTACTTGGATTCATTGGTTCAGGTAAAGGTACTGCCGGTGACATTCTTAAAGACCTTGGTTTTACTCCCGTTAGTTTTGCCAAAGGTGTTAAGGATGTTGCCTCGGAAATGTTTGGTTGGCCTCGACATTTGTTAGAAGGTGATACTGAACAGTCCAGACAATGGCGTGAACAACCAGATAAGTTTTGGTCAGAAGAATTTGGCCGTGAATTTACACCAAGACTTGCACTACAGTTGATGGGTACTGAGGTTGGTCGTGATGTGTTTCACCAAGATTTTTGGGTTATCAAACTTAAAAACTACATCAAGAAAAATGCAAATCAAAATTTTGTTATTACTGATGTAAGATTTCAAAATGAAATTGATTTTGTACACAAACAAAATGGCATCTTAATTGAGATACAACGTGGTGTTATACCGCATTGGTATGAAATTGCCTCAAAAGCAAATCGTGGTGACTGGAAAGCGGAAGAATTTATGTTGAAACAATCTGGTGTACATGAATCTGAGTGGCGTTGGATTGGTGGTTACATCGACCATCAAATTGATAATACCAAATCCCTAGAAGATTTAAAAATTAATATGATTAAATGCTTGACAACCTCTTATGGTCCAAGTATAATGAGTGAATTGAAACAAGGAGTATCGTAATGAAATTATCTAATGAGACCTTAACGGTTCTTAAAAACTTTGCCAACATTAATCCTGGCATTGAGTTTAAGACTGGTAAGAAATTGACAACTATTTCCGCAACAAAGACCGTCTGCAAAGAGCATGATTGTAACTCCGCCAGATAAAGAGTTGACATTACCTTCCGTTGATGTGGCTTTCACATTGAAAGAAGAAGAACTTGCTTCTATCCTAAAGACTGCAAGCATCCTACAATCACCTAACATTGCCATCATGTCTGATGGTGAAAAGATTTCTATCACAACCTGTGATGCAAAAGACAACTCAGCACACACCGATTCAACAGAAATTGCTGATGGCAATGGTAAGAAATTCAGAGCCTTGTTCCTCACAGAGAACTTTAAAATGATTTCTGGTTCTTATGAAGTACAAATCTCTGCAAAAGGTTTGTCTTACTTTAAAAACACCAAAGAAGATATGGAATACTGGATTGCTATTGAAGCAAAAGAGTCTGACCTATCTTTCGGAGAATAATATGACTAAAGTAAATACATTGTTTGGTTCTTTTGATGAAGACCAACTTAAAAAACTTAAAGGTTATGTTGATGAGGTTGTGTTACATATGCAACGCAATCAATCCAATAACGATGCTATCAAAGACATTGTGGATATCACCAATGATGAATTGAAAATCCCTAAGAAGATTATCAAACGCATGGCAAAAACACAATTCAAAAACTCTTTTCAAACTGAAGTTGCTGAATCAAAAGAGTTTGAAGCACTATTTGAAAGTATGAATGAGGTGAAATGATGGGTGAAATACGAACATGGTTTGATAGAGATGAATATATTGCTGTATTGAAGAAAGAAGTTCAAGTATTAAAAACTCGGTTCAACCCAAATGAAGAAGGAACAGGCCATTACAATACAGCAATTGGTGTATTAGAAAATCGTATTGAAGAAATTCAAAGTGAATTGAACTGGCCATTCCCAAATGACACAAATTGAAATACCATTCTTCTATCCACTAACGGAACAAATTCCGTTAGATTTGGATTTCACTCCAACCGAAGAATGGATTTCTGAGTGGCGCAAGAGACAATGGAATAACAGTACATTACTGACTGTTGATTCTGGTGGTACAGGTGCAACAATGTGGTCAACAGGTGCAACCATATCATCATCAATGACTTCTTTTGTTATAAAACCTTCTGTGAAAAATGTTGGTAAATGGGAAATCACAGACTCTATGTTTGTGTATAGACCCACAAAACCAAATGCCGTCATCAGGTTTATGGCCAAG